CAATCGCCCGGCCAAACAGGCTGAACAGGAACTTCTCCAGCCCGAAAGCGGCATCCTGCAAGAGGACGTTCGAGCTGACCGAATAGCCCGACAGCTCCCACGCCTTGAGCTCCATCATCTTGAACGCGGGTTCCGTCTCGGTGCGTGCCTGCGCCTCGGCGGTCCAGTTCATCTTGACGCCGCCGAAGAACGGCGACGTGCCGGCGCTCTGGGCCGTGGTGATGTCGAGGAAGGGGAATTGCAGCGTCGCCGACGCCATCGGCTGCACGAACGCCGCCGGACGGACGAAGCTGTTCTCCTCGATGATCGCCAGGAGTTGGCGGTAGAAATCCGGAGGCACGGTATAGCCGCCGGTGACGCCCGACGCCTCCGCCAGAGCCGCCTTGGTCTGCCAGGCGTTGAAGGTGCTCTGGTAGTGCTTTTCGAGATAGGCGCGATCGCCCCGAGCGACCGCGAGGCAGAAATCGCCAAAATTCTTCTTCGGGTCGCCTTCGCCCCCCTCGCCGAAGATGGCGGGGATGGCATTGCGCCGGCTTTTCGCCTGGGCGGCCGCGAACTGCTTCAAGGTTTCGGTGATGACGGCGTCGATGTTTTTGGTGAGGGCGGCAATCGAGCTTTCGACGGCCCTGGCCATGAGCGGCCCGTACGGATCGCCCACGACCGCCTCGGCAATCCCCTGCTCGATCAGCGAGCGGGCCACCGGCTCCTCGTGGATGTCGAGGGTGGCGCCGGCCTTGTGGCCGAGGTAGTCCTTCTTCAAGGTGACAAACATGGGTGAAACTCCTGAGGTGTTGCTATCGGTTCGACCATCTCCAGAGGCTACAGGGCTGGCGTTCGAATCGCCCTCCCCCGTCGTCTCCTGATGGCTCAATGGTGCAGATCAAATCTTTCCCTGCATCCGCTCGATGACGTCCTTCACCAGGCGGTCGATGCGGATCCCCTGGATGCGGTTGGCGATGGCCCGCTCGATCTCCTCGAGGGGCGTGAACCGGATCGGCGCGACCCGGGGCGGCGTCAGCGTCTTCGACACCGACTCGACCACCGTCTCGGGATTGACGGGGATGGTGCCGACCGCGTACTCGATCAGCAGCCATTCCTCGATCACCAGCGTCCCCTCCGGCCAGTTGTTTTTCAGCGTTTCCTTGGCGTCGGCGAAATGCACCTTCGTCGGGAGCCAGCCGATGGACTTCGCATTGAGCAGGCCGGCCTGGACGTGGGCGAAGACCTGGTCGGGCATCCACGGCTCCTGTTCGCTCCAGGACGCCGGCCGCGGCGGGTAGACCGTCTTCGCCTTGATGCCGCGCAGCTCGCCGTCCTTGACGACCTTCCGCCACAACGAGCGCCCGATCGGCGGGCGCGTGTAGTCGTGGTTGAGCGTGACGATCGGATTGAGGGCGTACTGCCCGTCGTTCATTCCTTTGGCGAAAACCACATGACTGTAGCGGTCCGGCGTCTCGGTGCTGATCCACGAGACGTCGGAGCGCTCGCCGGGGTTGAGCTCGGTCGGCGCCTTGACCAGGACGGTCTTGCGGTAGCCGAACTCGCTCGATTTCGGCAACACCTTCAGGAGGGTGTCGAGGTTGCGGGCCTGCTTGTCGGTCAGCGGGAAGCCGAGCGGGCCCTCGACGCCGTAGGCGTGGTGGAACGTATGCGTCATGGTTGCGAGACTCCAAAAATCAGCCCCGGAGGGGCGAAAGTCAATAGCCAGGGGCGCAAGCCTACCCCTTTCAAGGTGGCTGGCCATAGCCATAAAGCCTTACTATCCTTGGCGATAGTCCTTCGCCAAGGAAGTGAGGCGGTCATGAATGACATCCTGGGACGTTTTGTTCAGCAAGCTCCTGTCGCCGTCATGGTGCGGGCCACCACCCTGCGGGTCCTCGCCGACACCACCTTGAACGAGCTTTTTGATCGGGTCGCTCAGATTCAATATTCCAAGGAGCTGACCTTCAGCACCTTGGCCGCTCTGTTCTCGAAAGTCACCTTCGGCACTTACGCCAAGGTCCACGCCGCCTATCGCCATACCAACGGCATCCCCGTCTCCGTTACCGCCGTCTACGACAAGCTCGCGGGCATCGAGACGGCCGTCTGCCAGGCGCTGGTCCAAGAGACGGCCTTGGGCATGCGCCAGATCATTGACGCCCTCTCTGCGGTTCCAACTGAGCCGATTGCCGGCCTGCGGTTGCGCACCTTGGATGGGAACTTCCTCGCCGGCACCGATCATCGCCTGCAATGCCTGCGCGGCTCTGGTGCCGCGGCGTTGCCCGGCATGTCGCTGGTGGTCCGTGAGGGCTGCACGGGCTTGTTGACCGACGTGATCCCTTGCGAGGATGCCTACACCAACGAACGGTCTCTGCATCCGGAAGTCTTGGCTCTGGTGCGCGAGAACGATCTGTGGTTGATGGATCGCAACTTCTGCACCCTCGATTATCTGGCGGGCATCGAGGGGCGTAAAGCATTTTACCTGGTGCGGCATCACGCCGGCTCGAAGCTGGAGCCTGTGGACGAGCAGAGGTATGTCGGCTCGAACAAGACCGGTGACGTCGACGAGCAGAAGGTTCGCATCGGTACCCTGAAGTGCCGGTGCATCATCGTGCGTCTGTTCAAGCCGTTGCGTGACGGCAGCAAGGAGTTGCGGCTGTTGACGAACGTCCCCGCCTCGAAAGCGGGTGCCAAGCGTTTGGCAGAGCTGTACCGCACGAGGTGGCACATCGAGACATCGTTCCAGGAGCTGACGGAGAACCTGTGCTGTGAAGTGAACACACTGGGTTATCCGAAGGCGGCGTTGTTCGCATTCTGCCTGGCGCTGGTGGCTTACAACGTGTTGCGGGTGATTCAGACGGCCCTGGCGGCGGGGCAAGGACAGCGTCAGGGGAAAGTGGAGTTGTCGAGCTACCACCTGGCAACCGAAGTGTCCGCGAAGACGGAGGGAATGGTGATCGCGGTACCGGCAGGTGAGTGGCAACGCTTCGTCGAGATGACGACGGCGGAATTCGCGGCGTGGTTGCATAGCATCACCCAGAGGGTGGATTACAAACGATATCGGAAAAACAAGCGAGCCCCGAAAAAGCCGACCAAGATCAAGCGAACATGCCGAGGCTCGCATCGTTCAACGGCTCGTGAACTTAAGGCACAGACCCAGTCACCTTGAAAGGGGTAGGCGCAAGCCCCTGGAAAGGATCGAAAAGTGCCTTATAGCCCTGAAAGGGCGAAAGTGACCGTCCATTGGGTGCTGCTTCTTTCGCCCTTTCAGGGCTTCATTCATTCCGTGGCACCGGTCCCAGGGCTTGCGCCCCTGGCTATTGACTTTCGCCCCTCCGGGGCTGGCGGCGCGTCTTTCGGCTCATTATCAACTCGCTTGCAGCGGCAATGCTCGACGCACAGGTTGCACCCCATGCAAATCTCCATCGCCTCGTCCTGGCACGGGCACGCACCGATCGGCTGCCGGCAGCACCAGCACATCGCGGTCATGGCGTCTCTCCCTTCGCCGCCTCGCTCGCGGTGGAACGGGGCTGGCTGGTCGGCATCCAGCTCGCCGGCAGCCACGGCTGATCGCCCCACGGCACCGGGTCGTATCCTTCCAGGGCGCGAGCCTCGTTGATGGTGATCACGCCGAACTTCATGTTGACCTCGCGGGTCCGATAGTCGGCCTCGGGGTCCCCCGGGATGGGGTCCTCGGACGCGAGGAAGAGCCGCCGCGTCGAGTCGTACAGCGGGACGAGGCGCTCATTCAGCTTCTCATCGCGGCGAGCGAGCCGCGGGCCGATCGCCTTGGCCATGTGCTGGTGCTCGGCCGCCTGCAGGTTGGCGAGGTTGGTCTCGGTGCTGAGAAAACTCAACGGGACGTGAAAAGCGTTCGCGACATCCTGCTTGGTGGCGCCGATCTCGGCCAGTGCTGCTGCATCGCCCATGCTCTGGTTCAAAAGCTGCACCTTCAGGCCGGTCTCGGCGACCACGATCTTGCCGGCCCCGCCGCGGCGAAATTTTGAGTTCCACTGCGCCTCCAAGCGGTTTCTCTCCTCCTCGCCGATCACCTCGTCGGGGCTGACGATGGCGTCGGGGATGGCGCGGTTCTGGAACTTCGCCTGCTTGAACGCCGCATAATCCGATAGCAGCGACACCTGCTCGAAGCACGCTCGCAGCGGCGACAGGCCACTGCTATATGGATCGCGCGGGTCGGGATAGCGGAAATGGATGATCTCCTCGGGGCGGAACTGTTGCACTGCGGACCCGTTGCGATACTCGTAATAATCCACGATGTTCGGGCTGTTCGGCTCGCGTCGCGGAGTCACGTTCTGCGCGGGAAGGATCCAGATTTCCGTCGGGATGCCCAGAGGGCCGAACTGCAAGTACCAGTACGTCGAGCCGTGGACTTCCTGATAGAGCGTCGTCAATTCCCACAAATCGAAAGCGTTGTGCATCGGATTGACGCTCTGCAAGAGCGTGAGCAGGGGGTGCTCGGTCACCTCCTCGATCTTCACCGCGGTCTTCAGGTGGCCGGCCATATGCGGGAGTTCGCGCAGCTTGCGCTCCGCTCCAGGGGGCAGGGACCGGGTAAGGCACTTTGGCCTTGGGTCGTTGGCCCCGCTGCGGACATAGAGCCGCGGATGGTACGAGGCGCAGACGGCGGCGTTGATCGAGGCACAGGTCCAGGCGGTCCCCTTCAGCTCGGCCATCAGCTCGTTGGCGGTCGGGTTGCGGTTGCGGCGGAAGCTGTCCACGAAGCCAGTCCCCGTCCACTGCCCGCCCGTCAGGGATGCCGGCGGCGTCTTGCGCAGCCACCATCGAGCCAGTCTGTCGAAAAGGTTCATCACGTCAGCTCCGCAGAGGTCCAGAGGTCGGGGTTTTGCAGGCTGATGCTTTGCGGCGCCTTCGGTCCGGTCGGTGGCGCGGGCGGCTCGGCAGGAGCCTCGCCCTCCCTTACTCCCGAGTTGCCGTCGTGCCTGAGCCGGGCGATGAATCGGCTGTCGAGCCGGCTGACGAGATAGCGCAAGGCGGCCAGGGCGTGATTGTGTTCGTCGATGGGGTTCTCGCCGTCCGAGCGCTCCGCCCCACTGGGGTAGCGGTAGAGACGCGCTTCCGCGAGCAGGTTGGGACAACCCGACACCTTGAGCCGGCCGGTGCGGATGCGTGCGGTGACGGCGGCGATGCCGAGGCGGATGTCGTTGAGCCCCTTGCGAACGGTGTGGCCGGCGGAGCGAAACTCCTCGATCTCGGTCCTCCCCGCGGGGTCGGCGTACCACAGGATCTTGGGGAGGTTCTTGCAGTGTTCGTGCAGGGGCGTCTCGCGGAGGTAGCGCTCGCCGTGCAGCCACAGGACGTCGTCGCGATCGAGAACGCCCCAGACGGCGGCGAACGGATTGCGCCAGCCCCAGTCGATCCCGCCGACCGCCTTGCCGGCCGCAGTACCCGCATCGGCAACGAGGCATTGCTCGAAGTCGGGATAGACCAGCCCTTCGAGGGCGGTGAACAGGCAGTTGTATTCCTGATCGACCCACGACTGTCCCATCGCCCGCAGCTCCTCCTGGATGAAGGCCGGCCTGATGCGCGGGCAATCCTTCCAGGTGATGCGGACGCGGTTCCAGTCGCCGGTGCCGGCCCATTCTTCGAAGAACCAGCCGCGCTGCCCGAACGGCGTGGACAGGGCCACGAGCCGGCCGAGCGAGACGGCGAGCATTGGCCGGACAGAGCGGTA